ACGTGTCTTTGACCCCGCGGCATCTGGGGGCCTTTCATAATGGGGGGGGGTGCTCTCATCCCCTCGTTTTATGCTCTTCAGCGGCTTTCGCTGCATTAGTTCGACCCCGTATGCACCTATGCACCGTCGAGACGTTCACGGCGAAGATCTCGGCGATCTGGCTCATGGTCCTTCCGCGCTCGTATCGATCCCGAATATCGATCGCCTCTTCGATGGTCAACCGCCGAAGCCTCCGAGCGTCGTCCTCGATCTGCCTGCGATGCTGAACCCCAGCCGCGTAGTCGCCGAAGTCTGCCCACCATGCCGCCGTGGGGTCACAGCGCAGCGCCATCGCCTCAACGCTCGCGCGGTCTCCATTCTCTTCGTCTGTAAGTCCGCATCGGAAACCGTGTCGCCAGAGCGCGCAAACCAGCCAAGCGCCTAGCCTATCCGAGTCGCACGGCATGAGGTCAAGCCCATCGAGCACGCTAGCTCGTAGCCTGCCCACGCTGATCCCGGTCGCCTCGCTTTGTTCCTGCACATCAGAGCCAGCCGCGCACGCCAGAACGACAAGCGCGCCGGTCGGCGTTGTCGGTTGAACGTCAAGCTCCAGCTCGCGCAGATACCAGCGAACGATCCGTTTCGTCACTTCTTCGCCTTGCCCTTGCTCTTCGGCTTGGCCTTGGGCTTCGGCTCCTCGGGCTTAACGCTCGCGGTCCACGTCTCCGCCGTGACGCTGATCCGTGGCATCCCCTCGATCACGTATCGCACGCGACCGGGGACGGCCTTACCTCCGCGCATCTCCATCGTGACGCGCTCGATCGTCGCCTTGGCTCCGCTCTTCAGTGTGTAAGTTTTGTTCTCTTTGAACATGTCGGCACCTCCTCGCGCGCAGACTACCACAGTGATCCCTGTATCGCTTCGATCTGATCGGCCTCGACCCAGTGCCTATGCCACTCGTCATCACTTATCGCCGGACGCTCCAACCATGACACCTCACAACGTGAGCTGTGCTCACCTCCATAGATGAGCCATGAGTGCGTAGTCGCGTCGCTCGCGTCATTAATAAACCGAAGGCGCCACGGCATGCGCCAGATCTGCGACGGTCTAAACCTCTCGTGTCTGTCCTGGCCATCGTCGAGCCACTGGACCCGAACCAGGACGGCCGCCCATGTCTGGTGTCGCTCCACGTGCCGCACGATCTTTTCAACGAACTGATCAAGCATGTTGAAGGGCGGATTGGCTATGACGCACGACGGCGGCCAAGGCTCGGCTAGTGAGTCGCACGTCTTCGCCACGTCGGCCACGTCGGCCGCTAGTGCTGCTCGGCACCCGTCCAGTTCTAGAGCCACGGTCTCGCCCACGTGCGGCTTGATCTCCCGTAAGAGCGCGCCACATCCCGCCGCCGGGTCAAGCCATCGGTGACGGCCCTCCTCGCTCTCGGGTATGCCCTCGCCTAACATCCACGGACACACAGCCCGCATGTGCTCGATTAGAGCGCGGGCCGCGTCCGGTGGCGTAGGATAGAAGTCTAGGTGACGGCGAGACACGGCGCCTCCCGCTCTTCTTTGCACCTGGGGCAGAAGTCGCGGCCGCCGAGTGCCCCCACGCGCCACCCGGCCTCGGCCAATGCGAGCCTTGCCGCGTGAGGTCGCCATCGCCCGTAGCGAACGCCATCGCCCTGCGTCGCCCCGTGAAGCCCGCACCCATCGCACACGATCTCACTTGCAATCACGGAGCACCTCTCGCGCATCGTAAATCGTGATCCTGTCGGGGAGAACAGAAAACGAAGACCATGCGGTGTCGGCGTTCTTGATTATGATCTTGTGGTAAACGCTCATAGCTTCCGCTCCGTCAGTTGATCCGCCAGCCACCTAAGCCGGTCGATCTGGTTGTGAACCGTTCGGTGCGACGTCCAGTCGTACTCTTGTTGCTCCAGAACGTCGGCCACCTCTTCGCAGATATCCCGCGCGTGGCTCACGATGTCTGTCACAGCGTCGTCCATTGAGACCGCCGCAATCTTCAGTTCGTCAAGCATCGTTCTCTCTTGTGCCTTCATTGTCCGCACCTCTTGTCTGTTCCGATGTTTGATAGTTCGTGAGCCCGTCGCAACACCGCCCGAGCGAAGATCCGAGCACGTCTCACGCACTGGTTGCCGCTGTTCCAATGACAAAGCGCTGTGATCCAGGATGGCCCATACTTCGACCGGTATCGCTTCAGCGTCCGAACCCCGACCCCCACAAGGTCACAGCCCCGAGCGCGTCGCCTCGGGCAATGCCAACGCGGGATCACTTGCAACGGCCCGAGCGCCCCGGCCGAGCTTTCCGCGTCCGGGTTTAACCGGCTTTCTGTGTACGCCAGCGCAAGCGCCAGCTCGACCGGCACGCCCTCGACAAGCGCCGCCGCTCCTACGTCCTCACAGACCGATAGTGCGACGTCCTGCACGGGTGCGACATTCCACGCCGCAAGAATCCAGGCACATAGAGCGCTAACGTGATCCATATCCAAGCCCCTCCAGCCATTCGATAGCAGGCTCGTGACCGTGCGACACGTAGACCATCCACCCTAGCCTCGCGAGATCGTCCAGCCAGCGCCGCTGCGAGCTGGACAGCCTTCCGCCTTTCTTCGCCTTGAGTTCGACCACGCACCCCGGCGCGTCTGGCACGTTTGGCGGTGGAGTAATGATCCAAACGTCTGGAACCCCGGCCTTGACCCCTTCGGCCTTAAGTTTCGCCGCGACTCGCGCATGACGAAAACCCCCATTCGGCGGGTGAAACCAGAGCACGCCTATCGCGTCGAGCCAGTCGGCTAAGGCTCGCTGATGATCGGCTTCGGTGAGCTTCAACTTCACGCGATCACCCTCCAAAGCTTCTGCGGAAGCCCCTTCCCATAAGCTCGCGGCTCTTCGTGGGTCTCCCCTGCGATCCAGCCCTCACGCCTGAGCCTGTCGCAGTTGCTCAGAATCGCCTTCTTGCGTGAGGACAGTTCGATCACGAGTTCACCCGTCGTCGCGCCCTGGGGCCTCTCGTACAGGTAGATCAGGATCCTGTCTGCCAATGATCGCGCCGGTCGTCCGCCCATTGTCACGCTCCCCCCATTCGCATGTCTGGGCCGCTGCACCTCACAGCGACCCCGCACCCCTGAAAGCGGCTGTCGATCCGCTCGTCCAACCACCCCAAGTGAGACAACCGCCCCTCCGCGTCGAGCTGGGACGGCGCGAGGTTCGTAACGATCATCGTCGGCAGTCGTTCGGACAATCGCTTATGCAGAAGCCGAATGATCTCTTTCTTCTCTCGCTCGCTGTAGCCGTGCGACCGAGTAGACCCAAGCTCATCGAGGACCAGGAACGGGATCGCCCCGGCCCGATACATCAGCCCACGCGAATGATTCGCCACGTCTTTCGCGTCGCTGAACTGGTCGACTGCCGCCCGAATGAACTCGTCCTCGGTCATATAGAGCGCATTCCCGATCACCTCATCGTTCACCGACTTAGCGATCGCCCATGCTGCGGCTACGCTCTTCCCTGAGCCCCTCGAACCATGCACGAGCAGACAAGACGGGCCGCCGACCGATCCGAGCTTGTCCGTCCCGATCCACCGATAGAGCGCCGCCATGAGATCGGCTCTGTGCTCGTTCTTGTAGAGCGCTTTCGCCGCCTGCCGGAGCTGGTCCGGGATGATCCGCTCGATCGTCGCTCGGGTCTGTTGCCGGTGGCGACCCTTCGCGCAGTCGTCACAAAACGCCGCCGGGCGGTCCCAATGCCTCCCGACCTTCGCGGGCTGGACAATATTGGTGCAGCTCGCGCACGGCCAAGGCATAGGACAACCGCACACGCCGGGGCGACAATACATCGGCGGCGCCTCTGTCGGCCTCTCGGGTGACTGGTCACAGCATGGACACAAGTACTCTCCAGGCTCCTGACCCGTGAGGATCAGCCATTGATCCCGGATCGGCGTTCTCTTGACTGTCTGTGGAATCTGAAACATAACGATCTCGGCCTCCATTGTGGTTCTTTGGTTGGTCTCCCGCGCGGTCTGCCTCTCGCTGAAGCTGACCGCGTTTTTTTTGCTCACAGCACGTCGGCAAGTTCGTTGTCCGGGTCGACCGTCCGATCGACTGGCCCCATAGTCGGCGCCTCTCCGATTCTCACGAAGTCGGATCCGCGCTTGTTTCGCTTCCTGGCTCGCGCTTTGCTCTTCGTCTCGGCGCTCCAGTTCACGGCGATCTTGCGAAGATAGGCGATCCCGTCCCTCGGGCCTCCCCTGCCAAAGCCCACGCCTTGATCGATCATGGTCTCGATCGCCCCGGCTAAGCTCTCGGGCTTCTCGGCGAGCCTCATCAGTTCGGACCCGTGAGCGTTCAAGGTCTCCTCGGCTGTTGAGGTGGCCGCGAGGACTCCGCCGGTCTCCCTGCGCCTCTGGGCCATCTCTTCACACCAACGGGCTACTTGATCGGCACAACCCGCCGGGAAGTCTCCGAGCCCTACGCGCGAGCGCCTGAGTGTGTCCGCGCCCCCGCGCGGTTTGTTTCTTCTCTTCTCTTTTCTTTTCTTATCATATAGGCCGATCGCGGATCGTTCGTTGTCCGTACCGTGATCGATCAGTGATCGATCATCGTTCGATCCGTGGTCGTGTTGTGGTCGGTTGTCGATCGGCTTGTCCTGGCCTTTCCGGTAGTCGCCAACGATCTGCGCGGCCTCCCATGTCTCGGACGGCGGCGCCGGGTGAGACGGGCGCGGACGCTTGGACCGGTGGTCTCGGGTTATGTCCTGATCGAACCGGTCCAGCACGCCATAGGTCGAGCCCTCTACTTCGTAAGTGTGAACCAGCCCGGCCGACTTGAGCCGGTCCAGGATCTCGGTCATCTCGCCTGGGGCAATGAAGGCGCCAAGCGCGCGACGTAGCGCCGTGGCTCCGGCCTCGAACCGCCCATGCTCATCGGCCGCGAGGTACAGGCTCAAGAGCATTCCGCGATCGGCGTGCGATAGGTCTAGGACGCGCTCCTCGGATAGAAGTCGTCGCGGTACGGGCATCCATGGCCAGCTCATCGGTCAACCACCCAATCAGCTGCTCGGACCTTGCCGAAGGTGAAGTCCTCCAGGACCAACGCCATACGAAGCCCCGGACGGTGCTCGCCGCGCGTCCATCGGCTGATCGTGGCCTGCGGGATCCCCGTTCGTCGGCTGATCTCGTTCTGGCTGATCCCGGTCGCCTGTATCCATTCGACGAGAGCAAGGCGCCCTTTGTTTGTGTCGTTCGTCATGCGATCTCCCGCTTTCGTATTGGCACCGTATACGACTTGTTATACCCTGGCAACTAAACTAACCACGGTGGACGTATGCCAAGACCTACGAAGGCACAAGCGCGCGCCTTGAAGCGCCTACATGACAACGGAGGGACGGTTGGGAAGTTTCTACTTCCTGAACCATGCCCGAAGACCGGACACCCAAAGATCCACGGGCACACGGTCAATAAGCTGGTCGATCTGGGCTGGTGTCAGTTCGGCATGGATGAGCGCCGCCCGGTGTTCTGTCTCACCAATGCCGGTTGGCTCGCGTGTGCCGCCCTCTTCGGAGACGTACCGCTTCCCCCTGGGGTTCACCCTGAGCCCGAGCCTGAGCCAGATCCTACGCCTGTCGAGCCTGTGAGCGCGCACACTGTCGAACTAACAGAGGACGAGGCTCGGGCCTTTGGGCTGTGGCTCGCGCATCGTCGAGCGGCTCCTAAGATGCCACCCGAAGCGATCAAGCGCGCTGAGCCTATCCCGATCGAACTGCCCGAGGATCACGAGGCTTGGTTAGAGCTCCGCAAGCAATCGATCGGGTCGTCCGATGTTCCGACCGTCCTGGGCCTGAATCCCTGGTCTGGGCCGTGGAAGCTCTGGGCTCTGAAGACCGGCAAGATCCCAAACCAGGATGCCGGATGGTATGCCGCGCTGGGGACGAAGATCGAGCCGCTGATCCTTGAGCTGGCAAGCGAGGATCTCGGGGTGGATGTCTTAAAGCCCCGGAACGCATACCGCCACGGGCTGATCTCGTGTCTGACCGCAAACCTCGACGGACTCGCACGCGACCCGCTCGATCCGGCGCGGACGGTCATCGTTGAGGCGAAGCACGCCAGCCTCTACGCGAAGAAGGCGATCGAAGCTCTCCGCGATCATGGAACGGTGACGCCGGGATCGGACGTCGAGCGGTGGTACTACCAGATCCAAGAACAGATCGCGGTTATGGCTGTCGACGCGGCTTACCTCGCCGCCCTGGTGAACAAGGACTTTTATACCGTCCGAATCGAGCGAGACGATCGAGCCATCGCGACGATCGAGCGTGAGTGCTCGGCATTCTGGGATCGGTTTGTCGCTGGTCCAGACGGCCCGAAGCCCCCACCGGCTAGTGCTGCAGATTTGGGGACGCTCACAAGCGTTGCTGACACAGACCCGGAAGAGACGGTGGAAATCGATGATCTCGCGGCCGAGCTTCTCCGCGTCCAGGCGATCAACGATGAGATCCGGGAGCTGAAGACCGAGAAAGACGGGATCGACGCGAAGATCCGGCAAGCCCTCGGAGACGCCGGGATCGGAACCGTTGAAGGCGTGACACGTGTTCGGATCTCACACAGCGAGCGAACGAGCCTCGACACGAAGAAGCTACGCGCCGAGCACGGCGACCTTTTAAAGAACTATCAAACCACGAGCCGCACGAGCCGGCTCACGTACACGAAGGCGAAGAAATGAACGACAAGACCCCAACACTTGAGATCGTAAAGCATGAACTGGTCGAAAACGGCGCCAAGCTCCGCGCATCCCTGCCCGATCACTTGAAAGACTCGGCCGGTGACTTCATTCGGCTGGCCCTGGTCGAGTTCCGGCGCACGCCAGCTCTCCAGAACTGCGCGCCCGCGTCCGTTGTCGCCGCCGTGCTCGACTGCGCGCGCCTGGGGCTCAAGCCTGGGCCGCTCGGACATGTCTACTTTGTGCCATATCGGACCGACTGCACGCTGATCATTGGATATCGCGGGCTTATCAAGTTGGCGCTACGCTCGGGTGATATCACGGCCGTTGAAGCTCACCCCGTGTTCGAGACTGAGCGCTTTGACGTCGAGCTAGGCAGCGAGCCGAAGATCACGCATGTGCCGGACTACAGCGTGCCCCGGTCGCCTCAAAACGTGCGGCTCGTCTATGCCATCGCACACAAGGCCGATGGGCGGTCTCTGTTCGACGTTATGACTCGTGGGGAGATCGAAGCTATCCGCAACCGCTCGAAGGCGCGCGGCGGCCCCTGGGCGACGGACTGGATCGAGATGGCGCGCAAGACCGTTGTGAAGCGAGCTGCCAAATACTGGGACGTCTCCGCCGACCTAGCCGAAGCCATCGCGATCGACAACGAAGCGACCGGGTATGAAGAGACCCCGAAGCCTGAGCCGGTGGCGGTCGCAACGCCTGAGCCGGTGATCTCCCGGTGGTCTGAAGACGAGTAGACAAAGAAAAGCCCGCCGGGATTGCTCCGGGCGGGCTGGCGGGTGCGTGGGTGCGGTTACTCGTCTAGTCTGGTTAGCCAAAGATCTTTCCATCCGTCCGGGTGAACTGTCAGACGAACGCGGCCCATGCCATCAAACTCAGACGCGAGATCCCTTGCTTCTGCCTTTCGGACCTGGACCCATCCGAAGTCATGAGCGACAACCCGAACCGGTCCCGGCTTGTTAATCTCAGATAGAACGCTCGCGCCGCTAACCGTGTAGGCCTCTTCCGTCATGCCGATCACCCTATTGCCCGGCCTGAGGCGCGGCCTCAGACTTGCTGATCATTCCCTGGCTTCGGATTGCCTGAACGATCGCGCTTAGGGTCGTGTTCTGCGTCTTCTGTCCGGTCTGGCGGTAGATTGCGTCTGCGATCGCCGACTGAATCATCATCTCTTCGTGCTTCGTCATGGTCTCTACTCCTCGGCCCCTCGGCCTAGTGGTTCTACCCAGAAAGCCCGCCGAGCTGAGCTGGGCGGGCTACTTTAGTGCGTGGGCATCGCCTACGGGATGCGACCGGGCGCGGGCCGCTTGTCTCCAATGGGAGCCAATCCGTAATGAACCCTCACGGCATCAATGACGACAACGCCCGCCGCTGTGCGACCGGCCCAAGTAGTCATCGCATGGTTCACAGAAAACCCCTCGCCGACAATGAAGTCGATCGTCTCGATTGCGTCATCGATCAGAAGCTGTGCGGTGGTTGCGTTCGTCATGTCGTCTTCCTTTGGGCTCCCGCCCTGTGTTCTGAGACCTTTATACGTCGGAACGATTTAAGAACGCAACCAAAAAACACATGTTTCTGTACCTTTTCGGTGTTTTTTTTCACCGATGCGGTTCGGTGCAGCGTTTAGCAGACGAAGAAAAACGCGGCGCGAGCTGTCCAGGACGGCCGGATCGCCTCTAGCGCGTCGGCGTGATCACCATTTGACCTTGTCGGACCAGTAGGCGGCTGACATCTTGCCCTTCGCAATGTTCTTCGCGTGTCGGGCTTTGAAGGCTCGCCTTTTGGCTCGGTCTGCGTCTGTGTCGCTCTTCTTCGGGTTCCCGGCGGTCTGCGCGCCTTGCTGGCCGAATCGGATGAGTTTGATCCGGTCGCCCTCTTTGGCAACGACCACGTGAGATTTCGTCGGATGCTTCGGTGTCCGCTTCGGTTTATTGAAGGCGTCGACGCCTGCGAGTTTCAACCGGTAGTCTTTCTGTTTCGGTGGCATGGTCTCACCTCCCCGGTGATCGTAGCACAAAAGAAAAGCCCGCCGAGATTGCTCCGGGCGGGCTGGGTGGATGCGTGGGTGGGTGGCTAGACAGACGGCCACCTTGCCCCGAGATCGCTAGGCAACGGAAAGTTCAGCCCGCTGTCCATAGCGCCAAGCACAGCCGCCATGCGGTTGATCGCAAGGTCGGAAGAGTCGCGAACATGCGACCAGTCCCAAAAGTCAGCGGAGCCCTGCTTCGGGGCTCCGAGCCCATCGGCCGCGACGCGAACCCACTGATCCTGAAGATCGGTGAGCTGGCCAAAACGGCTACCCGAAGGATGGAGAAACGAGACAACAATGTCCCAAGATGAAGAAACCGAAAAAGCACTAGCCATGCTGGCCTCCCTGGGGTCGCCCCCGTCCGTTGACTGAGACCTTTATACGTCGGAACGATTTAAGAACGCAACCAAAAAAGCACATTTTTTTATCTTTCTGGTGTTTTTTTTCGTCGGGTCGGTTATGAATGGGGGCAGGAGGTGCACAAAATGGACTTGCACGAGCTGGCCAAAATCAAAGGTGAGGGCGCGATCGCAGACGTGATCGGGTGCCAAGTGACGAGCTTTCGGAACAAGCGATCGGGACAACGCCCGCTCTCTATCGATGATCTGTACGCGATCAAAGCCGCGTTTTCGGAGTTCGACATCGGAGCGACGGTGATCAAGATCGGCCGTCGCCGGTCGTCGCGATAATTTTGACGGGCCTCCCGATCCGGTTGAATGTCGGATCAGGAGGTGCCGACATGACCACAACCGCCACAGAGACCCGCTACACTGTTGATCACGCATTGCGCCTAGGCTTTCGGATCATCCGACTCGCCCCGGCCCGCTATCACGTCACCCTGTGCGGTCGAGAGCTGGTGCCCGATCTAGCGCTCTCGACTTATGAGGAGGCGCTCGGGCTGATCGTTGACTCGATCGAACTGGCCCCGGAAGCCTAGACCGCGATCCATCGCTTAGGACACCCGCCGCGCTTGCCTGTGGGTTCCCATGCGCTCACAAGGTGCCCTTCCCGCTCTAGTTTCCACAGGTACCACCGGATCCGCTCACCTGTGACGCCTAGACCCTGTGCGGCCTCTTTCACGGTCGCGCCAGTCTGGCCCCGGCCAATGATCCAGGCTAGAAGTTGATCGCCTCGGCTCTGGAAGCCGCCAAGATTCCGATCACGATCCCAACGACTACGCCGCCGGTCGTCCATGTCGCAGTTGTGATCCACGTCGATCGAGTCTGAGGGCTCACGGCTGCGGTGTCTAGCAATCCAGAAAGACGCTCTGATCTTGCCTGCTCGGCCTCTAGCACGGTTCGCAACCTGTAGATCTCCGCTGCGCTCTGGGCTGCTTTGCTCTTCGCTCTGGCTTCACACTCGGGAAGATCAGCGCGTAGGCACGTGATCGCCTCTGTCGCCTTCTGGGGTGGCACGAGCAATCCGCCGCACGGTGCGATCTCTCCGCCCTCAATGGGCTGGACCTTTGGACACTCGGCCGCTTGTGTCGAGCTGGTGAGCAGTGCTCCGGCGATCATGAGCGCGATCCTAGTCTTCTGCATTCCACAGATCCGCGAGTGCTTGTTTGTCTAAAGCCGCCGCCGAGAGTTTGCGCCGGATGTCCTTGATCTTGGCCTGCGCCTCGGCCTCGCGCTTTTGTGCGGCTTCGATCTCTTTTTGCGCGCGTGTGAGTGCAGCGCGTGACGTGATCACAATCTGGCGCGCCTCCTGTGCGTCGATATGGTAGGCCTGACTGCGCCTTTGCCATTCGTCGCGCTCGTCTACAGTCCGCGCCAGTGCGAGCCCTAGCAAGACGCACACGACGATTAGAGCCGCGATGGTGCCGATCATCAAAACTCGGCCGCTTCGTCGCTCGCGGCCTCGCCTTTCGCGCGAAGGAATCGACGAACAGACCCGACCGCCTCAGTTGTCAGATTAGCCGAGCCGATGCCCACGAGAAGCCCGGTTCGCATTGCGTCCGGGAACATGAGAAGCCCCGCGCCAGCTCCACAAACAACCGCGACAGCCCGAAGCGCTGAGGCTTTCCACCATGGTTTGGACTCGCGCGCCTTCAACCATCCATTAAGCCCACGTCGCACGGCCTCCGTGATAGAGCCCGCCGCGAGCGCACAGAGCACCATGTTTTGGACTAGGCTCGTCATGTCTAGATCGTTCACTCTTCCCCCCGTGGCTTGATCGCCGTCTGTGTTCTGGTTCGCTTCGATTGCCGCACGATTTCTTTCATGCGGTCCTCTTGATATTTTTCGGCCATCTTTGAGAGACCTTGATCGAGCTTCTGGTGAGCCTCCGCCATGAGTCGCGACAGTTCATCGAGCCGCTGATCGATCTGGCTTGCGAACTCTTCTCGCTTGTCTTCGAGCTTGTCGAGCCTCTTCCCGTTCGAGACGTCGCGAGCGATGAGGTAGATCGCGAAGATCCCGAGCGCTCCATAGTTTAGGAGTTCCTGCAGGATCTCGCTTTCCATTAGCGCGCCTTGATCAACGTCTGCACCTCGACGGTCACAGCCTCAAGACGCCGGATCGCTTCTTCCTGGCGATCCATGAGTTCGCCGGACCGCTTGGCTTGGCTCTTCATCACCTCAACGTCCGTCTTGATCTCGGTAATGTCCTCGCGGTTCTTGGCGGTATCTTGTCGCGTCTCCATCACGTCGGCTTGGATCTCCGCAACGGATCCCTGCATTTGAGCCGCGCTCATGCCGAAACCGAAGACCACGGCCAGCATAGTGGCGAGCCATCCCGTGAGCGTGGCGCCATTGACTTTGATCCACTCGTTCATGATGTCGGCTTCCCTTGTTCAACAAGCCACCTAAACAGCTCGGGCCGTAGTGGCATCAAGCGAGACGCACGCCATGAGACCCGCCACGGCTTGCCCGCGTCCCCGCTAGCCGCCTCGATCGCCTTCTTGGTCATCTTACCGATCACGCCGTCGACCTCTCCGCAATGATACCCGGCGTTGTTTAGCGCCTCTTGAAGCGCACAAAACCGATCATGCTTGTTTAACTGGACGTGCGGCCCGTCACCCATGCGCCAGAACGCCCCGGATTCAAGCCCGGCTTCCTCGGCGAGCTTGCCCATGGGCCTGTAATACATCGAGAGTGCGCCGCGCTTTAGCTGGAGCTTGAGCCCGAGATCCCTGGGCGGCCGGTTTTCGAAGAATGCGTGATCACCGTCGTGATCTCCCGTGTAGACCCACAGGTCGGCGGCTAATCCGTAGTTATGAAGGCTGAACCGCTTTACCCCGTCGAGCTTTGAGCGTCCGGCCTTGTATGCGGCTCGCTGTTCTGCCGCCGTCCTGAGCCCCCAGATGAGCGCGAGCGCACGCTCAGGAAATGCGGCCTCGTGGAGCTCTGCAAGCTTCTCGACCTTTTCCCGGAGTCGAGGGACCAGATCGGACATTTTCGGGAGTGTGCGTGCCATTAGTCCGTTGGGTTCCATGCCGCGCCGCGTGTGATCGCTAGCGTGTCCGCCTGATTCATCGAGCCGGAGACCTCGGAGCTATACCGGATCACGGCCTGGGCGCCGTTGTTAGAGTATCGCGGAACCGTTGTCACGCATTCGGGCCGGTTCAGTTCGTCCGCTACGTCTGCGGCGCTCACGATCTTATACCAACTCATGACGGAGCCCCGTCGCGCAGGTCATCCGCAACGCCATTGTTGAGCGTGACCGTTCCATTGTTGAGCCCGTGATCTCGAATGTCGGTCAAGGCGTCCTTGTCACCCATCCAAGACCAAAACACGGGATCAAGCGCGGTGTAGTCCATGACGGGCGCCGTCGCGAGCTTGGCCAGCTCGTCCGAATCCACAACGCGATCAAACACCGAAATATCAGCGATCGAGCCCGCAAGCGGATAGGTTGTAGCGGAACCGGAGACCCGCCGAGCGCCGATCGACATAATGTCGGGCGTTAGGCTTCCGGCGCCCACCGAGACAGTCGTACCGGTGCCGCCGTCGACGTGACATGTCAGCGTGTCAGAACCGTTGTAGGTCATGCAGACATGGTGCCACGCATCATCATCAATCGCGGTCGAGCACGTGACGCCTCCCGCGCTCACCGGAAAGCCGGTGCCATCACCCCAACCGAACACGATCAACGCTCCAGAAGAATTGAGAGCGAGCCAGTATCGGACGTGTGCGTCTGTCGTTCGAGTGAATGACCACAAAACCGAGTATGTGATCCCCGATGTGTCTGGCACCTTAACCCAACACGAGACCGTGTGCGCCGTGTCGTTAAACGAGATCGTCGAGGCTGCGTCGTTCGCGTTCATGTATTCGTCGATCCCATCGAAGAGGATCGACTTCACCGCCGGGTATACTTCGCGCGTAGCGCCAGCCTCGACGCCTGGGCTCTTAGCGTAGCGCACGTCTAGACCTTCTCGAATCCGTTGGCCGATGTCAGCGCCGGGAATTGCGAGGACTGGATCCGGTTGAGTGTCGCGACGATCGCATAGTTGACCGAGGTTCCCGTGATCTTCTTCAGGCTGATCGCTTTCATGCGAGCCTCAATCGTAATGCTCTCGCCCGTCCCGAGCTGGATCGAGTTCGTGCCTGCAAGGCTCGCTTCGCTCAACGCGATCTGCAGCGAGGTAGTGCCGCTCGACGTCGCATTGACGATCGTGATCTTGTCGGTCACGTTCGCGAAAGTAATGTTGACCGCGTTCGAGTCTGAGATCGTGCCGGACTGTAGAGCCGGAATGTGATCAACGATGGGGTTCGGCTGCTCGGCTGTGTACGACATTGAGCGATCCTCCGTGTGTTCGTGCCGAGATCATAGCCTAAGCCATCCCCGGAGCCCACGATCGCAACTAGACCGTGATCGTCGTCGACGTGTCCGCGACTTCAAAAATGAACTCAAAACACAGCGCGTGGATCTGTCCTGGCGTGGAGTCATCGTCGATATAGTCGTCCACGTCTGTGCGCTGTAGAACAAACGTCCACGTTGACCCGAGCCACTTCGCAAGCGGTGACGCCCGCACCTGGGGGGCTCGTTTGCTGGTAGCTCCGGCGCCGGAATCTAGGATCCCGACCGTCTCGATCCATTTGGCCTCGTCGAGATTGCGAGAGCCGCTCACTCCCCATGATAGCACCGTGCCGGTCGCGTCATAATCGGTTGTGATCGTCGCCTTCGAGCGTCCAGAGACCAGAGCTTTGACATTCACGTACCGAACGCCCGGAGGCACTTGGATCCCCAAAATGTAGGTTTTACTCACCGGCTGATAAGCGCCGCCGCTATATGTTGTGCCGCCGTCGCCCATCTGGACGATCACGGAGGTGTCCGGCCCACCCCATCGGCTTGCGAGCTGATGTTGATACTGGTTCGCGTCTGCGAGCGTGGCGATCCGAGCCAGCGCGAGATCTGTGATCTGATACTCCGGGAGGGTGTCGAGCGGAGATTGTCCGAGCAGCGGCGCGCGCGTTGCCATCTTTAGACCTTCCTGAAGAGCTGAAGAGCACGAAGGTACGCATAGCCCGATCCGGCTGTGATCTTGACCTTCACGGACCCCTCAAGCCCTGTCGGCGGTAACGTGACCGTGCTAGTCGTCCAGCCTGACGCCGTAGTCGTGACAAGCTCTGATCCGATGTTGACGGTAGCACTGAAGCTCACGCCTCCGTCCGCCTGCCAGTACTGCGCGAGCGTGTATTCGCGCGGCGCTGCATCCACGCCCGGATACCAAAAACGCGCGACCGTCTCGGGCGTCGTTCCGTCGGCCGCGTAGGGGCTTCGAGCGCTTGCGGCTCCTAATTGGTCCGCAAGATTCACCACAACGGCGCGGCGGTCGGCTGCGAGCTGGCGCGGCCCGTTCGCCATCCGCTCCCAGACCTCGGAGACGTGCGGGGCACCCGTAGCGGTGTAAGTGCTTTCATTTAGGTATGTAAACCCGCTAGACGCCTCTCCGAGATCAACATCTACCTGCCGAAGCTGGGCGCCCATGTTGGTTATGTTCATCTGTCCCGCTGATACCAGACCCTCAATCAGCACCTCGCTTGGATCTGTGCTCGTTGTCGGGGTGATCACGATCGAGTAGGTGTTCGCGCTCGTGACGCTCACTGTGCCGGTGTCCGTTCCGTCAATCGTCGCCCTGATCGTTCCAGTTCCGCCGACCGCGACGGCCGAGAATGTAAACGACACGTCTCTATTGTCCGTGTTGCCGGGGAAGTAGAACCGCGCCACGTCGACATAGCCCGTTGAGGTGACCGCCGCGCCGTCTCCGCCAATCGGGCCAAGGTAGGCCGTGATCGCCGGGGGCCTCGTCTCAACGCCAAGAAAGTTATGATTTCCGAGCGTGGAGGCATAGAGCGTCGAATTACCTTTGACGCCTGAAAAGAAGGCGCTCGGGCTGATCGAGGTGTAGCCATAGGTCGGCATCAGACAAGCCCCGTGCCTGAGTCATAGAAGGCGTAGTCATCCTGTCGCGTTGAGCAGTCCGCGAGCACGGGATACGTCACGCGCGTACCGGCGCCGACCCATGTTGCGAACGTTGAGCCGGTGATCGTGATCACGGAATCGTTGATCGTGTCGATCTCGTGATCTGCCGTCTCCGGCGTCGATGCCGTCTCTTGTCCTGGGTTGTAAACCGTGATCGTCTCGCCTGCCTTGTACATGTTCGCCGCCGCCGTGCTCGTCAGTGTGATCTCTGTGCTCGAATCCTTAGATTGTACAACCTGAGCAGGACACAGAAGCCGCGCGCCAGTGTAGCCGCCGCGAATCAGGATCGTGAGGTCCTGGGTTCCGTCCGCGAGGTTGAAGCGCGAGCCGACCACCCGACCCGCAACGCTCGACGGTGCCCGCTCGGCCTCCCCGAAGTCGTAAACTGCCGGATGAGCAAGATCGACCCTCACGGGATCCCCCGGCTCTAATTCCACCCACGCGCCAACCTTTACGGTCATGCTCTGGAGCCCATCGCCAAGCGCGATCACCGCCTGGGCATATGCGCCCGCCTGGGCGATGCTGATCCCCGGCGCAATGAGCGCCAGCTCGTTCGGCCCTTCGGCCTGCACGCGGGGCAAGTCCACCGCCGTGAGCGTCTGCCCGCCCGTAACGCCCGATGTGTCGATTTTAACGATGTTCGGCGCATCGATAAGCCGCGCGGGCTCGACCCGAGACAAGATCGCGTCGTCGGCCTCTAGCGTCGTCATCGTCTGATCGACAGATGCCGGTGGAGACGTCGACACGAGCGCCACCCGAACGCCATCATCCGATCTCTGTTGCGTGAGCGCCGTTTGATTTAGGACCAGATACCCGCCCGCGAGCTCTTCGAGGCTGCTACGACCGCCCGCGACCATATCCACGGTATTAGTGCTGAGCCCTTGAAAGCCCCCAAGCCCTCCGGCCGTCTCATCGATCCAAGCTTCCGGGATCCCGTATCCAAATCCGAGCGCGAGCGTGTCATAGGTGCCGCGCGCGCCAGTGCCCGAACTTTGAAGAAGCGTGCGGATCGCATTCGTAACCGTGCCTGCATACCCTGCCACGACTGTAAAGGTGCCGCCGTTGCTAAGATCCTGCGGCCCCGTTCCGTTGATCCCGCGCTGTTTGATTTCCAGCATAACGATCGGGCCTAGTTCGGCATCCAGGCTCGCGGTGTTGTCCACAATGTCCGACCATTCGATCAGCTCGGCGCCTGTGTCTGTCTCGATTAGCCCAAAGCCATTGCTCGGGATCGCTTGGCTCATCCAACCTGCGCCGTCTGCGGTCCTCACAGGCAAATAGCCGGACTGGACCGGCGCGAACCGGATCGGAATGACGAAGCGCGCGCGACGCACTGCAAAGTATTCTAAAGAGTAGGTTCCGGGTTCCAGGAAATAGGGTCCGCTTTGTGGCACGGTGAGGTGCCCGGCCAACTCATCATTTCCGATATAGACCCAATTCAAAACGATACACGGATCCCCCGAGCGCATCGTGTAGCGAACCTCGCTACTGCTAAAGCTCAAAGAGCTAAAAGCCGAGTCCGTATTGATTGCGTCAGTAAGCGTTTGTGCCCATTGCCCGAGCCAGTGCACGGAATCTGGGAGATCGTCGAAGGCATCGATCTCCGCCGATCCGCTGTTTGATCCCTGCTCTAAGTAAACTAGAACGCTTTGAGCGAAGTCGCCGACCGGGAACCCGGCAAACGAGCCCGGATCGCTTGGGTCAACGGCATACAGATCGCCTTTCGTATCACTCCCGATCGGCTTCGCGAGGCTCCGTACCAGGGGCATGCACCGAAACTTGAAGCCCCGCCCGATCGGCTGCGGGACGCTCTCGATCTGACCTTTCCAGATCTCACGGTGATAGGTGCCGGTCGACCATTGCGAGTCCAACATGCGCCCTTCCGGGGATACAAGGTGCGCGTGTATCGTGACGAAGCGACCGCGCCAGACGATCGGAATATCGGACACAACCCGATAGGTCGGCGAATCGTCCGTGTACTTGTATGCATATCCTACGACTCCGCGTGTGCATCCTGTGAAGGTGGTAGCTGTCGTCCCTGTGTATCCGACCAGCTCACGGCCCACATACAGGCTTCCGGCCGCTGCGAAACCGGTCGTGTCGTCCACCGTGATCGTCGTGTCATTGTAAGCCAGATCGGCCGTCATGACCGCGCGGTTGACCGCTTGCTTGAAAAGAACAGAGAGCAACGAAGCGTCTTCGAGAGAGTCATAGTCGAGCGTGAGATCAAACGACGTGCCCGAGGATCCTCCCGACTGCCGATCCAGGGTGATCGAGACGCTCTGATCCGTCTCGATTGTGAGCGCGTCGACGGCCGAAACATACCCCGCTGGCAAACCTACGCTTGCGGTTGTGTCGACGCGCTTGGGGTGACGCTCCACGAACACGTAAGGGATCCCCTCGATGGTCACGGCGTAGACCTCAGACCACCCGCGCTGCAGTTGTGTTGAATTGCTCACGAGATATCACCACCCGAGATGAGCATGCGGACCCGCGCCATGCTCTCCACGCTATCGATCCAGTCTACGCCCTCGATCCCCATCGACCAGCCCTCGATCCATCCTGAATCATTCGTTTTGGATATAACGGCCGAAGCGCCTACAGGATTGACCCGCACCTTGCCCGAGACAGCCCACCCGGTGCGAAGCGCCTCCAGATCCGATCGAGTCATCGTGAGCGTGCATCGCCAGACCCTGGCCCCACCCCAGACGTACCCATGACCGCGCGCCGCTCGGTCAATCTCTAGCACGCTCTCGCGCCTGAGATCGACGGCCTCCCATGTCGCACCCATGAGCGCAATGTGTGCCGGTGAGACAAACGAGCTACGGATCGCGGTGATCGTGCCTGCGTCGTGCCCCGGCTCGACATTAAACCCGAGAGCCCACCCGAGCCGATCCGTAAACACCACCGCCGCCGAGCTACCCGCGAGCTGAACTTGTCCTGTGTTCGAGACCGTCACGGTCCACCCGGCGCCGCTGATCGCGGTGTTGATCGCGCTTATGTAGTCGGCCCAAACGTAGAAGCCATTTGCGACCGTGTAGACCGTCCCACCGATTGAGATCTTTCGATAGCCGGGGATCGACGTGTCCACGTAGCCATCGAGAAAAACAGGCGCGTTGTATGTGAGAGGTGCGGTGCTCACTGAAATGGGCTCCTAACGAGGTCTGCGGCTATGTTCAGGCTCGCCTGTGTGCCGAGCGAGCCCCACCGATTCCGCGTCGTCTTGCCAAGCCTTAGGCGCGCGACGTAAAAGCCATCGCGCCACAGATCCCACGTGTCATGATTAGACAGCGCCACCTCTTGATCCCATTGGTTCGATAGCGTGTCGTACCCGACCAGCGAATACGACCGGGAATCTAGCCGAGTGCTCGGCGCATAGGCTCCCGCTGAGGTGGGATCAGCAGTTGTAAAGGCGGCCGGTGCCCCGTTAACCCGTAGGCCATACTCCGGGTAATACCCGTCGCTGTGCGCGCTCGATGCCTCAAACGTGACCCCGGCCGAATAGATCGCGCTCGCTGGAGTGTCTAACCGGGTTTGCGTCGTGCCTGAACTCGCGAGCCTCCAAGCGGCCGCACAATAGATCCGCACCTTGCCCGCGCTATCAACCCACGCCTGCGTCTCTGTGCCTGTATCGCGCGCCGTCTCTGTCACGAGCTGGATCAGGATGCGCGCCGCACTGTCTCGGGCCTCTGGGGTGATCGTCGTCGTGACGCCGCCCGTAATCAGCGAGATCGAGCCGGTCCAGCCTGTTACGACCTTAGCCAGCCCGATCACGCCTTCGTCAGCTTTTGTTCCAAAGCCCACTAGATCCCGCCTCCCATGCGACCTTGGCCGCGTGCCGCGAACTCGGCTTGTGCAATCGCTTGCGCGACGTCAGACGGACGCCCGAGGACGATCCCGCCTCCAAAGGTGACGTTGATCGACCGACCCTCGCCGCCGTCTCCACCGCCACCCGTAAAACCTGCGCTTGCACCTGTGGCCTGAGCCTCACCGCCGCCACCCGCACCACCGCCGCCGCCGGACGCGCTTTTAATTGCGCCTGTAGCGATGCCGAAGAACATAGCCGCCGCCGCTGCGTGAGCCACTGCCGCCGCTTGGCCCCCTGGCGTGAACGCCAGCGCGATAGCCTGGGCCGTGTGCATTGCGGACAGGATCCCGGCCTTCTCTTTCTCGGAGTCTACGAACGCGGTGGAAGCCGCCCCGATTGCCGCCGCTGAGCCAGCCACAGCCATGCCGATCTTCGCTTGTCCCATGCTGTATTTCTGCCACTGTGCCGCCGTTTGGCCTACCGCCCCGGCCGTAGCTCCAAGCTCCTTGTTCATGCCGCGCAGTTCGCCCGATGCCTTGGCGCTCGTCTGCTCGAAGAGCGCAAGGCTCGCGCTTTGCTGCTCTCGCATTGTGTCGAGCTTCTCTTTGTTTGCGGCCTGCTCTTTCTCGTTCGCCTCTCGCTGGATCTCGGCTTTCTGCTCGGCCGTCATGCGGGCCAACTCGATCTCTTTGATCTGTATCTGGTGAGCGAGCGCGAGCTTGCGATCGTCCTCGGCCTGGATATCCGTGAACTCAGTTTCAGCCATCGACCGCCGGATCTTGGCGATCTCCATTTCGATGGCTGTGCGACGCCTCAGTGCCTCGTCTGGAATCTTAATCAACCGAAGTTCGGCGCGCACACTGTCGAGCGTTGCGATCGCGCTGGCTCGCTGTGCTTCGACGTTCTTCCGTAGTGCTTCGGTGTTGTCTCGGACTGCCCGCGTTCCCGATTTTCGCGACCTAGTGGCGGAGGCGATATGGAGCACTAGCCCCTGCAAACTCTTGATCTCTTCGTCCGTGGCCCCTCTTTTTCGCGCCTCTGCAAGTTGGTTTTCTGCGTCGGTCAACGCGAGCTGCATAGCCGTCGCACCTTTCGCGATCTTGATCCGCTGATCCATGATCGCCCGTGCTCGCTTTTCCTCCTCTCCGGCTTCCCGGATTCGCGCGCTGTAGATTGCTCTAATCGACTCAATATCGCGCTGCACGGCTTCGCGCTCTTTCCTCGCGATAGTCGCCGAGATCCTGGCCTTCTCTTTCTGCCATCCTTTGAACTTGTTTTCTTCCACGGTCTGGAGTTGTGCGCGCTCGTTGATCGTGGCTCGCGTTGCCTTCGCCCTGGCCTCCGCGATCTTGGCTTCCATTTCTGTTGTGAGCGCTGCGATTGCGGCCGACTTTCGATAGCTTGAAGCCAATTGGTTTAAAGACTTGGACACCGCATCGATCGCGGCTGTCGTTCGTCCTAGGTTTCGCGCGCTTGCCGCTGCGATCTTCTCGGTCTCAACCTCGGCCGTCGATCCCAGATTCATCCAGAACTTGACCACGCTCGTGAGTTCATCGGTGAGGCTCGTAAGTATCGGCATGACCGCCGATCCGATCGTGCGCTTTACGCCCTCGAAGGATGCGTCTAGCCGGGTGAGGCTGTCCGTGTACTCCTCGGCCGCTCGTGCCGCCTCTGTACTCATGACGGCCCCGAGCGCCTCCGCCTCGTCTCCTAGCTTGCGTATGCCCTCGGCCCCAAGGTTCAGGAATTGGAGCATGTCGGTCCCTTTCCGACCGAATAGCTCCGCCGCGAGCGCGGTTTTCTCTGTTCCGTCCGCCGTGCGCGCGAATGCGTCCGCCACCTCCGCCAATAGTTGCGGTTGGTTCTTCAGGACGCCATCGGCATCAGTGACCGAAACCCCGAGCCGGTCGAAAGCGTCTTTCGCACTCTTTAACCCACTGTTTGCATCATCAGCCACGCGGGCCAGACGAATGAAGGACCCTTTTTGTTGCTCCATCGAAGAGCCGGAGATCTTGAGCGCGTGATCGAGCCTCTGGAACTCCTCAACCGTGACGCCGATCCTGGTCGACGTCTTCGCGACGTTGTCACCATAGGCCGCTGTTTCGTTAGCCAGATCGAAGAGCTTTTTGGCTACCAGCGCGGTCGCGCCCGCCGCCGCCGCGAGGGCAATGTTGAGCTTGCCCATCTTTCCGGCAGCCGCCCCGGCTTCCTTGCCGGTGCCTTTGACGGAGGCGTTCACCTTCTTCATGGTCGCCGACACTTTGTCGGTCGCCTTCGCCATAAAGTCGATCTGAATCTTGCCGCCGCGTGCCATGGCCTACCTCTTGAGCGCGTGCTCGGTCCGATCATCTTGCGCGGCTCGAAGTATAGCCCACGCCTCCCAAGCCCACGCCGCAAAGCGATCCGGCCATCCGTCGATCGGCGACAGTTGTGCCGACCTGTCGAGCATTAGCGCAGACTGGAAGACTACAGACCGCCGAGACTCGGCGATCGGGCACCTGTCCCACTCCGTATTTAGATAGCGCCCCGCCTTATGTCTGCACCCTCCCGGCTCACATTGGCTCGCGTCCCCGGTCGCACACTTCAACCGATAAAGCCCCGCGAGCTGATCGCGCCATACGTGCGCGCGCGCAAGCCGGGTTAGGTAGGGCGCTCGTCCTCGCCTAAAAGAGTAATGTTGATCACGTAGGCGCCAAGGGCTGAGAGTTCAGCCGGTGGGAATTTGTCGAGCCACCCTCGAAGGTCGGCCGTATCTGTGCTCGTCTTGCCTTCGGCCTCGACCGTGCAGATCCCTACCTCGGCGGCTCGTAGAACCAACTCGATCTCGGGGCTCGGGCTTTGTTGGACCTCGCCCTGTAGGCGTAGGAACTCGCGCGAGTTCAGAGGCCTGACCTCGACGATCAGCGCGTCGGGCTTGTGCTCTGTGTCCTTGGCATCGAGCCAGATCACCGCGTCCAGTTCGCTCGACACAGACGGATCAGACGAGCACACGAGCCGCGCTCGGTCCTCAGTGGATAACAGCTTGATCATGGTGCGTCCCTCCCATGTGAGAGCAGCACCCTAGCACATGGCGCGGCCTACAGGAACGCGATCCGCGCGGCCGTATTCGCTGCAGCCCCAAGCGTGCCGTCTCCGCTGTCGCCGCTGTACACCTGGGGAGCGTAACGAGTCGTCAGCGCTACCAGCCCGTTGGAATCGCCGATCTCGGAGAGTTCCTCGACCTGGGCGCTCGGGAGAGTCATCGTCATTGCCCGCCCTGGCGTCGTGTTCGCGTCGAACTGAACCACGCCCGTCGCGGTTCCTGGGGAGACGAGCGATGCGAGGCTAGCGGCCTCGGCTACTGCAGTCATCGCGACCGATCGATTCGTCGTGACATACTGAGCGAGACCCTCGGTCCCTGCGTGGCTCATGACGGCCTGCACGTCGTTTGTGATCTCAATCTCCAGGCTGGAGACAGTCACCGCCGATCCGTTGACCCGGAAGCGTGAGCCATTCGATCCGATGAGGGCGGGCATTTGCGGCCGGTCGGTCATCGCGTAGTCACCCGGAGCGCCACCCGATCCGATGTTCGTCCATCCACCCGCTTGGATCGTGAATTCGCCGATCGGCTGCTCTGTGGCGTTGAGCGTGATCTTCGCGCTCGTCACCACGCAATCATAAAACCGCACATGGATCGAGGCATCCGAGCCGACCCAGTCGAAGGTTAGCGCGTTGTTGATCGTGTTCGTGAGATAGCACGTGATCGAGCCGAGCAGATCGCCCGAGCCTGAAGGCGCCGCGCTTAGGTCATCGAGAAGCGTCAGCGTGTCATCACCTCCGCCGCCGTCCGTGTAGGTCTTCACGAACCCGAGAGAGTGACCGCCGGAGATCGGGACCGCGACGGCCTGACCCACCCACAGATTATAATCCGAATCGCTGACCGTTGGAGCGCTCGCCGTGCCGCCTGTGACGGCCGATGAAGCGAAACCCTTAATGTTGAAGTCCCCGAGAGCGGCCGCTACGAGAAGCGCATCAGGATGGGCCGCGCCTGGGTCCGCGCTAGGCGTCGAATCGCTGAACCCATGCATAGGCATGGAAACCGTAAAGGTCGTGTCCTTCTTCGAGCCTGCGACCACCCGCTGAGCGTAGTACCCGCCGCGCGTTGCATCGGTCCGCAATGCCTCTTGTACGGGCGTGGGGATGAACACCGAAGCCTCAACGTAGTTCGCCGCCGCAAACGAGGTTTCCGCGGTTCCCCAACTGCTCTGAGTCTTCAGCGCGAAGCGTCCAATGTTTGAAGGTGCGTAGCCCATGGGATCCCCTTAAATGTCTGTCTGGTAGGTGAGATCGACGGTCAACGTAGCCGTGAGAATGTTCTCGTAAATCGTATCGTTGACAGCGATCGGACCAATGTCCGCCTTATATAAGTCGGCGGCCTGTTCGTGGATAGAATATAGAGCATTGATGATCCGCTCTGCATCCAGCGCAATGCGATCTTCAACGCCGTTCTGGGCCATGTAGTACACGTCGATCTCATACGTCGCGTTCTGCGTGTTCGGCGTGATTAGAATCGACGGCGTGAGCTGTGCAAGCTCGACCGTAAAGCACCGATCCGCAACCGTGACGCCTCGATCGGTGTTGTGCCGAAGGTCCAGAGCCACGAAGCGATCGCGGTGCGTGGCTTGGTCGTCTGGGGTGATCGCCTCGATGCGGTCGATCAATGCAGTTCTGACTGCTGAGGCTCTCACGCTCGCTTCGCCCTAAACGAGTAGAAGCCGCGCACCTCGTCGACGTCCACGGTGTCGTCATCGTTGCGATCCACCCACGTATTCGCGATCGACTCTCGAAGCTGTGTCCCAAGTCGTGATTCCTGGGCGTTGATATACGCCTCTGGATCAAAGCCCGCCACGATGAGCCCTTCGTGAGCCAGCTCGATCCTCATGGCGATCATGCCTGCGGGCTTAAACACCGATTGATCGCCGATTCGGTGGGGATAGTTCCCGGCGGCTACCAACTTCTGTTTGATTCGGTCGCTCGCGCGCTCGGCGATGCCTCGAAACCATCCGGCATCTTTCTGCGTCGCCACGCCTGGAAAGTTCGCCGCCGCGTATCGGGCCGCTTCTGAGGACGTCACAGGCTCGGCGAAGAGCATAGCCACCACGTTGATCATCTGGCGCCGGTAGGTCACTGAACCATCCGCGCTCGTGATCGTGTAATCAACACGATAGTTCTGATCGCGCGTGTCGGTCTTCGAGGCCGATATGGTGCAAGTCAGCGCGAGCCCATATAGAGCCGCGTTCGTGTTGACTGTCCCCGGTGGCCTGCTCTCCAGGGTGATCGCCGTGCCGGTGATCTCGGAGACACGAACCGCGCCTTTCCACCCGTCGTCGGTCTCCATCCACAAGAAAGCGCCGGAAACGATGCCGGTCGCATCGTCTACGCTAAACTGCGTCTGATTCGTGACGCTCGAAACGCTGGAGACGCCGCCGCTACCGATGGACGCAACCGTTACGGTCGGCGTCTCCAGCTCGTCCCCGCTCGGCTTCCGAAAAGAGGCCGTGCAAGACGACGGCCGGGACGCCAGATCTTCGGGAATGAAGACCAGCGACCCGGCCGTATCTTTGACGATATCGATCGCCACGTTGAGCCCTCCGGCTTCGGTCTATGCGACCAGTCCGCCGAATGCGCCCGTGGGATCGGGGTGAGCCGAAACGCCCATCGCGTATGTTGCGGTGATCTTGAGCGTCTTCGTATCCTGGTCGCGAGTCGTGACGACTTCGAGAGGCATACGATCGAAAGCCACAAACGGCCCGCCGTTAACCGCCGGATCGACCACAAGGTGCCACTCATTGCCGGTGAGGTGCGGGCTTTGGATAACCTCGACGTTCAGTCCGCGAGCCGCGTTCACCTGGAGCTGGTCGCTCGTGAACTGGCTTTGCGCGATCTGCACAGCCGTCTGGTAGAGGCTCGGCGGGACGCAGAGGTAGAGCCGCTCGCCGTTCATAGCCTGCGGATACTTCTGATCCTGGTAGTTCACCCACTCGTTAAGCGCCTGAACGCCTGCCATAAAGGCCGACTGAGACAGCGCCGAGGTGCCGACATTCGAGCGCGTGCCGCTGGTCGTCGTGTGATCCGCCGCGTAGAGCGCCTTTCCGTCCGCCGTCGTGAGCGAGCCGAAAGCGTTGTTCATCGCGGTATAAGCCTGCCCGGCCTGCGTCGATGCCACGGAAACGCCGATCTTCCGGGAAGCGTCATCCACGATGCCGGGCACGTCAGCCTCCGACAAATATCCAATGTGGCAGCTGATCGCCTTGGCTTGGTAAGAAATGTCCTTAGCGCCCATCGAGTCGACGCTCGCCGTCGTGATCGAGCTTGTGCCGTCCCAGTTCTGGAGATCTCCGATCCCCTCCATGGAAGCGATGCGAAGCCCGGCCGCGTCGCGCTGGTGAATCTTAAAGACCTTGGTCCACTGGTCATCGACGGCCGCAAGACCCTCGAAGACCCGCTCAAGGACTCGCTCTTTTACGTTGTCGAAAGACAGTGCCATTGATTGATCGCCTTTTTTGCTAGGTGACTGCGCGCAGGTTCCTCGCCTGCGATGCCAAGTCTAACCGCACAAAAAACGCCGGCACCCAAAACGCAAAATGGCTAGTCCTTCAACTGTGCCTTGGCTTGCCGGATCGCATCGGCAGCGTTTGAACTCTCAGCACTTGCCGTAGTCACCCGCCCCGGGATGTTTTGAAGCGACGGAAGAGTTCCGGCGAAAGACTCCTTAAGGTTCTTGCGGATCGCCATATCGGCGAGCTGGCGGCGCTCTGCGTGCATAGCGCGCACCTCGGGCGGAGCCCAAACGTAGATCCCCTCCCGGCCGTCGAACTCCTCAAAGCCTCGACACATGATCCCAGCCGGCGCGCGCTTGTATCCCATTCGTTCCAGGCGCTGAGCCATCGCCGCCGCTGCTGCAGTGTTCCGATCGCCGCATCGCACAATGTGCCAGTTTTCGTAGCCTGCAGGTATGTTGTAATAGTCCCCAATGTGGCGCTGACTGTGGCCGATAAGCTCAATATATTCCTGAGCTACGGCGACTTGCTGGGCCTTCTGTTCTTCGGCTGTAAGCTGTGACGGGTCGTGTCCCTTTCTGCGTGCCATGCGTTACCCCTTGAGATTGCGCCGGAAGAACTCCGCGGCTCGGTCTTCGTTCCAATAACTGCGGCCCTGCGTCGACTTCGCGACGTTTGCGGTCAACGTGTCAGCCGTGATCTTCGGCGTTTCAACCTGCCGGAAGAGCGTCGGGACACTGGACCGCCATTCCTCCAGCTTCACACGGCCCGCGAGCGTGTTCACGTCCACCCGTGGCGCGAGCTTGAGCAACTCCTCATCAGGAACCGCATTGATCGCACCCATCGCGCGAAGGTGCGCCAATCGATGATTATTCTTGTTATGGTCGACGATCTCGCGCATCTCGGCGCGCGTCTGCTCCAAAGCCTCGCGCGCTTCCTGGGCGGCTGCAAGCTCGGCTTTCAGTTGCTCCGCCAGTGCGTCGGCCTCGGACTTCTTCGCCTTCACGCTCTTCGGCTTTGGCG